ACAAAACTAAAATAAGTCGGAAATAACAACAAAGGATAAAGAAAAATGAGTAAAGAAGTAATGAAAAAAGGATCGGGATCAATAGCTTTGTTCGGCGACGATGTAGCTACAGGTTTTGATAATATGACGCAAGATGACCTTGCGTTACCTTATGTCAGAATCTTGGGTCAATTATCGGCGCAAGTGAATGAAGGAGATGGTAAATACATTGAAGGTGCTAAACCTGGGATGATTTATAATAACGTTACCCACGAAATATTCGAAGGTAAAAAAGGAATTAAAGTAGTTTCTTGTTATTATAAAAAAGACTATCCGGAGTTTAATGACAAAAATGATGGTAACCCTATGAAAGTGGCTACCCATTTACCAAATAGTCCAATAATTAAAACAGGTAAAAGAGAGGGTGCCAAGATTAGATTACCAAATGGTAACTATCTTGAAGAAACTGCTTATTACTATGTTTTAATGGAAACAAAAGCAGGTGGTATGACACCAGCATTGATCACTATGAAATCATCGCAGCTTTCTGTCAGCAAAAACTGGAATTCTATGATGAAAACCATACAAATTGATGATGGAAAAGGTGGATTTGTTACACCGCCAATGCACGCAGTTGTGTATAATTTAGCTTCAGCAATACAAAAGAACGATAAAGGTTCTTGGTATGGTTGGGCTATTACACAAGACCGAATTATGGGGCAAGAAGATACTTCTTTGTACAAAGATGCAAAGAAATTTTCTTCAAATGTCTCGGATGGAAATGTGCAAACAAAAGCAGATGCAGAAGAGAAAGTATCGGAATCAACTCCGTACTAAACTAAAATGGGGGGATTGTGAGATCCCCCTTTACAAAGAAAAAAGAAATGATAATACAAAAAGATAAATTCAAAAATATATTTAGTGGATTAACTATAGCATATGGACAATATCAACCTGGAGAACGTGGCGAAAACGGAAAGCAACAAGGAAAAGCTTTTATTGTACGTGGTGACGTCACCGACGAACTTTGGGAAAACCATCTTGAAGGAAAAGGTGCAGCACTTGGTATCATCCCTATTACACAAAACAATGATTGTAGGTGGGGTTGCATTGATATTGACGAATATAACTTTGATCACACTAGCCTCATTAAAAGTATTAGGAATCATAAACTCCCCTTAATAGTTTGCCGTAGTAAGTCTGGCGGCGCACACGTATTTTTATTTACAAAAGAAAACATTCCTGCATCTTTGATGCAATCAAAATTAAAATCAATGGCTATCATACTTGGATATGAAGGGTCAGAAATATTTCCAAAACAAACAGAAATACTAGTGGAACGTGGTGACACTGGTAATTTTTTAAATTTACCATACCACAATCAAATGAAAGGACTACGTTATGCTATTAACGATAGTGGCTCCGGTTGTACACTTGAAGAATTTTTTGAGCTCCATAATGTTTATGCGTGCACGAAAGACCAAGTTGAAGCAATTAAAACGGAAGAAAAAAAAATAGAAGAAGCATTTCCTGGTGGACCACCTTGTTTAAATAAACTTGCAACAACAGGTTTTGGACAAGGTTCTAGGAACAATGCATTATTTAATATTGCAGTTTACTACAAACAGTCTAGTCCAGATACTTGGGAAGATAAAATTGTAGAAGCAAATTTAAAATATATGGAACCTGCGTTAAGTAATAATGAGGTGCAGCAATTAATTAAATCAGTAAACAGAAAAGGTTATGATAAATATAGATGCAAAGATGCACCTATCAATGCAGTATGTCAATCGGGTTTATGTAGAACAAAAAGATTTGGTGTAGGATTTGGAGAAGAAGAAATGCCTGTATTAGGAAGTCTTACAAAGTATTCATCAAAACCACCAGAATGGTTTTTAGATGTAGATAAAAAAAGAATACAATTAAAATCAGAACAACTTTATAGTCCACAATTATTTGCATTAGCGTGTTTAGATCAAGCTAATTTAGTTGTGCCTGTACCTAAACCAAAAGATTGGAAACAACATTTTTTAAAACCTATGATGACAGGTTTACAAGAAGTAGAACCTTTAGAATCTTTAGATCCCCTCAATGAATTAACAGGACTCTTGCAAGACTGGACAACCAATAGACAATCAGCAAGAACTTTTGATGACATACTAAATAAACTTCCATACACAGATGACAAAAGAGAGTTTACATATTTTAGAATGGAAGACTTTTATAATTTTTGTAAAAGAAATCACTGGGAGAAAGATAAAAATCAAACAGGTAATTTAATAAAACAATTAGAAGTTTTTATAAATGAAGAAAGAATCCGTATTAAAAAACAACAACCAAGATTAATTAAAATAAAAACTATGAAACAAGTAGAGGCAAGCACTACACAAGAAACTTATCAAGAGGAACATTTTTAATGAAATTTTCAAAAGACGTAGGCAAAAATTGGCATTTAAGATTTAGATTAATAATACAAGAGCTAACAGAAGAGTTAGAACTTACACAAGTACAGCTAAAAATAGCAGAAAGGAAACTGGAGAAGTATGAAAACAATAATACTAGGTCCACCGGGAACGGGAAAAACAACAACGTTATTAAACTTAGTCGACGAATTTATACAAGATGGGATAAGACCTAAACAAATAGGTTATTTTTCATTTACTAAAAAAGCCGCAACAGAAGCTGCAACTAGAGCTTCGGCAAAGTTTGGTTTAGATATAGAAAATGATTTACCTTTTTTTAGAACTTTACATTCTTATGCATTTAATCAACTAGGTATGACTAGAGAAAAGATGATGGGTAGTGAAGACTACAAAGAGTTTGGAGAAAAATGTGGTATTCCAATTAAGGTTGCAAAGTTTTCTGATGGTGATGGTACATTTAATTGTGATAACGAGTATCTTACAATCATAAATACAGCAGCTGTCAAGCGAATGGATCTTCTAGACTATTATGATTCTAGAAAAAATATACTAGATATAGAACGAAACACATTATTTTTATTAGCAGAAGAATTAAAAAGATTTAAAAAAGAAAAAGGACTCAAAGATTTTAATGATTTAATTGAAGACTTTTTATTGAAAGAAACTACCAATAAGTTTGAAGTATTATTTATAGATGAAGCTCAAGACTTATCATTACTACAGTGGGAAATGGTAAGAAAGATTTGGGCAAGAGCAGGCAAGACTTATATTGCAGGTGATGACGACCAAGCTATATTTAAATGGGCCGGTGCAGATGTAGATCACTTCATAGCACTCAAAGAAGAGGTAGATGATATACAAACATTAGATCAATCTTATCGTATACCTGGTGGACCTATACACGAGCTGTCTCAAAAAATAATTAATCAAGTACAAAATAGATTTGATAAAGATTATAAACCTAGAGAGGAAGAAGGAATCTTAAAAAGATATTCTGATATTACACAAGTAGATATGAGTGAGGGTAACTGGTTAGTATTATCTTCTGCAAATCATTTTCTAGATCAAGTCAAAGAAGTATGTGAGCTGCGAGGTTGGTACTATCAATACAAAGGACGTAACTCTATATCTTTAAAACTATTATTAGCATTAAACAACTGGGAGTCTTGGCGTAATGGTGCATTACTTAATCACCTGGAGATAAAAAATATATATGAATACCTTGGAGCAAATGTATTAGAAGGATTTAGAAAAGGTAAAACACTGCACGCAGATAATAAATATACATTAGCAGAGTGTCAGAAAGATCACGGCTTATTAGTAACAACAGTTTGGTATGAATCTTTTGAAGGACTTGATCCTATCACAGAGAATTACATTCGTAATATGAGGGCGAATGG